ATTAGTATTTAAATAAACATCAGTAATTCCATCAGTTAAAAAAATATATACTTTTAATCTAAATAAAGTAGTAATACCAGAAGGCCCGTTACTAAAATCAAAAGATAATGTAATAATATCATTAAAATTCAATGAAGGTAAAAAACTTGGTGATACTGCAGCACTTGAACCACTTGTACTAGTTTGTAAAACAAATGAATTGTAACCTGTTTTTTCATAAACTTTAACAAATACAATACCGCTTCCACTAATACTATTAGTCCAACCAAAAGCATTGTTATCTGTATAAATTAATAAATTAGCATTAGTAATGAAATTAGAAGGATAATCTATATCTTTTTCTAATTTTATTTTATTATAACCTTTTCTTAATATTTTTATTTGACTATTATTTACAAAATAAAGACCACTTGTATTGCCTGTATATGGTTCAATATTTCCCGTAACAGATTTAGTACCTGAATCTACAACTGCTCCTGTTACTGGATTATATTCTGTAAAATAATAACTTTCTTGTGCAAATTGATTAGGTGTAATAATATACCACTTATAATTTGATTGAAATATTTTAGCACCAAACGCTTTACATATTTCTCTAATTATTGTTAAACAATTTTGAACTACTGTTTTATCGTCTAAAAAAGTTGCTAATCTTAAATATGATTGAATTAATGGTTCTTTATGTGGAGCAACAGTTCTATTTTCCATAGAATCTGAATAATAACTTATCCCACTAATAATATTTAAAGGAATTGGGAATTGTATTTGGTTTAAACTATTAACAATATACCCAATACAACTTTGTAAATCAGTTAAATAAAAAGTAGATTCAATAGGAAACTTTATTTTTTCTAACATTCCCAATCCGTCAATTGCATTAAATGCTAATTCCTTCCTACCTGTTGTGTAAGATATATTTACATTATCACTTAAAGCCCAGCCCTGCCATTCTAAAGTAGATTCGTTATAAACCTTCACTAAATACTTCCTATCATTTAAGGTAGTAAAGTTTGGCATATTAATTTCGTCGTCAGTAATATCAATACTTAAACTTAATTGGCTAACCATTATAGGTTCAAAAACATCGTCGCTTTGTGGTAAATATTGTAAACTAATACTTGTAGCAGGATATTCTATTAAGTCCCCCACATATCCATCTTCAAGTAAATAAACATAAGATATTGTGTCGGATTTAGTTGAAACAGTTATTTTATATTTATTTGTGTATGCCATTATGCTCCCCTTCTTAGATTTAATGAATAATTAGAACGTTGTAAAGCTAAAACTAAATCTTGACCTCGTAAAATAAATTGTCCGTTTCCGCCACCAGTTGCAGAACCATTCATAGCTCCTGCGTTAAATGTAGTGTTCAGCATTCCCGTTAATTTACTTAATGGCATAACTGCTTCACTTTCATTTCCTTCGCCTATTAAAGCGTGTGTAGGCCCAGTAACTATACCACCTTCTGCCATTCCAAAAGCCTTAGCAAAATAACCTAAAAATCCTAGACCACCTGTTCCACCTGCAACGCCCCCTGTTATTAATGACATTATCCCTGCAAATATAGCAGCTTGTAAAGCAGCAGCTACTAATTGTTCAGCTAACCTTCCTAACATATTACCTAATGCGTCTAATACTGATTCACCGCTTTGCATAGCGTCCCACATACCCATAACTGCGTTAGTAATTGTATTTGCATAAGACTTAGCTAACTTTTCATTTTCTTTTATTTCTTCTTCAGTTAACTTTTTCTTTTCTGCAGCATTTTTATCTGTTCTTTTTATATTACTTTTTAAGTAATTATCATACCATTTACTATATTCTTCGTATGATTTTTTAGCATCTTTAATAGCATTATCTACTGGTTCTTCTTCGTTAGGTGTTAATAATTCATTAGTTTTATTAATTTGTTTAATTAATATAGTAGTTTCTTCTAATGTTAAAGTCTTATCTTTTTTAGGTTTTTTTTCTTTTTTACCTAAATCGTCAACAGTAGGAACTAAAGTAACTTTTTCTAATTCTGTTCTAACTAATTTTTCTAGCCTATTAATATCTTTTACAACACTTTGCCCTATTTCGTCATATTTAATATTTACTTCTGATTTTAATTCATCAACCTTTTTTTGATATGCACCTTTGCCCGCCTTAAAGAATCCAACTCCTATACCCTTATCTAAATTGTCTAATTCTAATTGTCTTTTTTTGCGGTCTTCAATTTGTTTTGCATATAGTAAATCTAATTGCTTAGCAAAATTTTCTTCATTTTTAACTGCACTAGATTGTAAAGCAGCAAGGTTAACTAAGTTTTCATAGTACTTTCTATCTTCACCTAATTTAGCATTTTTAATATCCTCGCTATCCTTATATAAATCTTTTAATTGCTTTAAAGCTTCTTTTTGTTGTGTTGGAGTTCCACCTGCAATTAATTCAGATAATAAAATTCCTTTAGTTCTTTTGGTTTGCTCTTTACCTATAATAGCATTAATATCGTCAGCTACTTTTTTAAGTTCTTCTCTAAACTTATTAAGTTCTTCTGTTGGCCCTTTAAAGAAGTTACTTATTTCTTTACTAAATGCAACGGCTAACGAACTAACAATACCAATAGCTACGCCTATACCAGCAGGCCCAGTTAAGCCTGATACCATTGCTTTTAAAGCATTCTTAGTGCCACCTTCAGTAGCAGCTAAACGCTGAAAGGATTCAACCATAGGATTCAGGTTATTTGCAATACCCATAATACCATATGGTGCGTCCTGTGCTATCCTAGAAAAGTTAACTAAAGATTGTGTAGCATCGCCAATAGGCCTGCCCGTCTTGCCTATTTCCTGATTTAATGAAGCAATAGAACTTTTTAAATTAGCTATCTGTGAATTAGAATAATTTAATTCTCCTACAGTTAAAGCCTTTTTACTTGCAGATTCAAACTGTGCTAATAGGTTTTTTGCTCTTTGCAGTTCTACTTGTAAAACTGTTATATCTGCTCCAATACCTATACTAAATGCGTTAAAGTCTGCCATAATTCTATTTATTTACTCCATACAATTTTAAAGTCCTAGCTAATTGATCATCTGATATTAATTCTTTTTCTTCTGGTTCTTCGTTATCGTCAATAGCTGGAATCGGCCAAAATGCTTTCAAAGACTTAGGGTTTTTATCAGAACTGCTACTTAAATATACAATATAGGCTAGGTTTCTAGTCCTAGCCCATTCGTTTAACTCTTGTTTTTCTTTACCCATAAGGATAATAGAAAAGTCTTTCCAAGTCATTTCCCAAAACTCATTTGGTCTTATGTTACATTCAGCAGCCTTAACTAATATATCATCCCACGTTAACTTTGTTAGACTTTTTTTTTTCTACTGAAGCCTTAGTTTGTACACTATTGGTAGTTGTTGAAACTATGTATTTAATGTACTCTATTAGTTGGCCTTCATTATTAAAAATAGAGCCTATTTCATCAATCCAGTCGCAAACGTCTGATTCAGTATATTCTTCTTCAATCTTATTAGTAATACAAGCTGATTTATAACCAGCGTGTACTAGCTTAATAATTACGTCTAAGTCAGTTTGCGATTTACCTAAAATTTCAAAGTACTGGTCTAAGCCTACACCTTTTAATGTGCAGAATTCTCTCATTGCCCAAGTACCCCATTTTAGTTGAACTGATTTGTTGTTTAGTTTTAGTTCAAACATTTGGTGGTTTTTTATTTTTTATTAAACAGTTACTTCCGTTTGTGCGATTGGTGGAACACATACTACAAAAGTTGCAGTAAATTTCACGTCATCTTTATCAGCAGCAGTTACGTCAAAGTTGCTAATAAATACAGTACTTGTAGAAAGACCACCATAATAAACATCACCTGTTGTTGGACTAGCTTTTCCCATTTTAATAGTAAAAGTAGTTTTAGCAGCGTGTGCAGCATATAATTGTTGGTAAGAATCTTTACTAGGTGTTCCTGTTTCATCAATAGCAAAGCCGTCAGCTTTGAAAGATTGAGTAAAAGAAGGCCCAACTTGAAATTGGTCACCACATTTAGAAGTTGCGTCAATAGTGTTTACAGTTGAAGTAAACGAGTTTGTAGTTAAACAAGCTACTGGTATAAAAGTTGTACCACCAGCTAAATCTGCTAATAGGATATAATCCCTTGCTGATACTTTAGTTTCTGCCATTTTATTAAATTTGAGTTATTGTTAAATTATAAGTTACTAATGTTCTAAAGACGTTTTCAAGTGGGCTTAACCCGTCTAAATTTCTTACTCCGTCAACATATAAACTAGAGGACTTCCACCCAGTAGGTAATGTTATAACAGTATCTGAATTTATTGCAGTTAATACCAAATTGCTAATTTCTTCGGAACGTTTGTACCCAAAGTTAGCATTTTTTGTGACAATGTCAATTATGATACTCATAGAATTTGTATATCCGTTCTTCCCTTGTTCTTGGCTTGAAGTTCTGCCGTCTAAAATTATGTATTCATTTGGTGCGTTATCAGGTGCAATGCCGTCGTAAACAGGCAAAGCCGTCGCACTTGAAACGTTAGTATAAAACCACTTCTTGACTTCTATATTAGGATTTAGCATTTTGTATTATGTCGTTTATCTTTTTAAGTAATTTAGGTTTTTCTGATTCGTAAGCAGGAAGTAAAAAAGCTTGTGGCCTTAATCCTTTCTTAATAATACTAAGTGCAATAGCATAAGCTACAGACTGGTCTTGTTTGGCATTCTTAGCCTTATTACCAGTTCTTCTTTGTGTTTTAATACTATACGTCCCAGTTATACCCTTTCTATTTACCCATTCCATTAAAGCCTTTACTAACTCTTTAAATGTCCCACCGCCTTTGCCTTTAAATTGAGCAGCAAAACTATCATAGCCTTGTGTATCAACTTTACCACCTGTTCCAAATTCTATATAAGGAGCATAACTTAATTTACTTCCTACCGTGTAAACTAATTTACCTGTACCTATTTCTTCAGTTAATATTATTGAATTCCTTAAAGTACCCATATTAACAGGTGCATTTTTCTTAGCGTTAGCCTGAATATTCAAAGCAGAAGCGTTCATTTCTAAAGCTACCTGCGTTTTAATTTCTTCTGATAATTTGTTTAAATTAGCAAACACCTTATCTAAACCGCTAATATTCAATGAAATATTATCTGCCATTTATGAATAAATTACTATTTCTAAAAACCTATGCTGATTTTCTACGTCTGTAATTGAATGTATTGTATATCTAACTGAATCTATTTCTATTTGATAGTTATCGCTAATAGTAACCCCGTAACGAATATAAAGCACGTTAGAACGGTCAAATTCTAGTCTGCCTTCTCCTAGTGTTCTAGTTTGACTACTAGGCCTTAAATCGCCCCATACAGTTGTTTGTAGGGTAAACGCATTTGTGTATCCGCCTTGCCCGTCGCTAGTTAAAGCTGAAGCATACAATTTAACTTCCCTAGTCATTGTATTAGCGTCTATGTATGTCGATTTGGCTTTTCCTAGTTTCATATTATAATATTGGGCTTATTCTTGTCCAACGTTGACATGCCTTCCAAGACTTTTCACAAATACCTGTATTAGCATCTAATCCTCTATTCTCGTAATCATAACTTACTTGGTCTAATATTGCTAACTTTAAATCACTAGGTACAGTTGTATAACCAACAGTGTAAGTAGCTTTTAAATTAGCGTATGTAGGACGTTGTAATTTAGGGAACTGCCCACCTACTAAAGTATATCCTGCTGCGTCTAAAGTTGTTCCTGCTTCTGTTATTAAAGAAGTAAAACTAACCACAGGGCCATAAGGAAGTTCAAATTTGCCGTCAAAGTTACTAAACCAAACTACTGCACCTTTAGGAATTAAACTTAAACCAGTAGCTACTTCTATTGCTTCCCTAGCTTGTTTAATCATTAATTCTATTTGCGTATCGTCAGCAGTTGTAGTTACCCTGCAATAAAGTTTAGCCTCTGCAAGTGTTACTGGTTCTACTATTGTACCCGTTGGAGTTAAAGTAAAATCTAAAATATAGTTAGAATAAGCCATATCGTTCTTTTTACAAATTTAGTTAATTATATCCAATAAAAAAGCCCCACCAATAAAGGCAGGGCTAATTTATTTAGTAAAGCTTAAAATTAAGCGTTTACAGTTGCATAGATTGCAGAAGAAGCTAACATTAAGTTAA